AATCCAAAGTTTAAAAAAGCACCTGGAGTGGTACTTTTCACAGCATCTCCTCCGCTGATCACTTGGATTTCATTGTTGGTGTGTCTTTTTAATTGAATGGGTAGATATTTTTTCCATTGCTTGGTATATCTAGTTTCTACTTCTTCTAGATCCACAATGTAAATCTTCATGACCTGCCCTAGTTGATTGTTATGGATGGATTGACTGCCCAAGACATTGTGGCACCGTTCTCACCATCTTCGCTCACGTCTATTGTGACTTCTCTATTGGGATATTTTGAATTGATCTGTTGATAAAGATCAGCGCCAATCATTTCACAACTTTTATAATCCAACTCTAATGTGCCTTTGCCATACAAGTTTTCCAACCATCTTTTAAACTGTATAAACTCAATGTCTCTATCATCATGAAACACTTCAATAGCCACCTTAAAATGAAACATGTGTCTGTGAGGATAACCCAAAAAACTCACATCATATTCATCACCAGTTTTTAATTTTGGATCTGTCAATGCTGCAGGATACTTGTGTATGCCTTCTCTGCGAAATGTAACCCAAATTTTAGATTTTAAATTGCTCATGTGTTTCAGTATTTAGGTTTATAGTATAACAACTTTTTCAATCACTGTCAATGTCTATAGGATAATCGCCCTTGTATTCACTCCAATCTGTATAGGTTTTTTTGGTCATCAATTTGTCCAAATCATGTGTCCAAACTCCTGTGTTGGTAGCGCCCCAAGTGATATCATCCAGTTTGATCACTGTGTTGGCATTGAATGTTTTGATGTTGGGTATCTTCACAGATATCATGTTGATAAAATGAAGGTTTAGATGCCAATTCATTCTTGATACCATTTCTGCATACTGCACATCATAATCCAATGTGACCCAAAGACCCAAATCTAATAATTTGTTGATAATATTGTTCCAATCTCTCCAATCCTCTTCTGTGATCGGAGTAAAACTTTGACTGGTGCCTAGATACACGTGTGCCACAGAAGTTTTCTGAGTGTATCGCACAATGTCTACCACGTTTTGTACACCCACCACAAACAGTGTGGTTTGATCTTTCATAGCAGTGTTCTCCACTTCTTTGCCTATGAAAAATTTTACTTTTTTTCTTGATTGTGTGTCCAACATTATTTTCTCCAATCTATATAACCTCTGGCATAACCGTTGGTTCTATTTGTAGCATCTGCAAATGCATCACGCCATTCAGTGCTTCTGCTGTAGCCTTTGGTCCAAAATTTAGACACATCCAATTGGCCTGTGCTGATAAAATCCACTGCTTCACGCATGCACTCTATAAATTTTTTATTTCTAGGACTGGGAAATCCCACAGTTACAGCATTCCATAACAAATGAGCAAAATTAGTGCGAATGGAATCTGTTTTTTCAGCTGCTAGGATCAACAGTGCTTCTGCGTTGAACATGTCTCGATCAAATACTTCTGATCTATTGTTGAGATCTATGATCACATCAAACACTCCTTCAGCATTGTTAGTAAGTTTATCTCCCCAAAACTGTTTGTTGTGATTGCCCAACACAGTGACATCAAACTGATAATTCTTTATTTGTAAATAGGTATACACCACATAGGATAAAAACCCACTGCCTATGATCAACAATCTATTATTGTTGCCTGATTTATTTTTAATTGCTGTTTCAAATTGTTTGATCACATTAATACCACAAGCCACAGGCTCCACAATGTATTTGGGATCTGCTGTGGGAACTTTAACATAGGTTTCCGAATCACAATTGTACTGATCAGCATAGGCAGGTTCACCTCGGGTGGCCACATGATCTCCCACTTGAACATCATTCACTGCACTGCCCACATGAGTTACTTCACCCAATCCTTCATGTCCTTGCATGTTCAATGGCAGTGTTTTGAATTTGCCCAGCATCATGTCCACATCACTGCGACATACTCCAGTCATAATATTTTTTACTCTAATTTGCTTGTTGTTTAAATCAGGCAGCACAATGGTGCCTTCGTGAAACATGCCATCACCTTTGGTGTATAACAGTTTGGTTTCAGTCATTGATCATATCATGTATCCACATATCATGCTCCTGCTGTTGTTGCCAAAAAATTGAATTGTTAACATTATTAAGAACATTATCTATCATTGTAGCATAAACTGATTCAGGACACAAGCCCAAATCAAAACTTTTTATTAATTGGTCTCGTTGATAGCAATGAATTGCTATGTCATCCTTGTCCATGCTGCGCCAATCAGCTGTGAGAATATATTTTTTTTTACCATTATTCAACACAATTTCGTTGTGATCATCCACATTGTACTTGCCCGTTAGATCCACTGTGCCATATGCTGTGGCTGTGAGGTCACTCAGTTGCCAGTTTTGCACTTTACTTTTGTGTTCTACTTGAAAATCTTTATAGGTTGAAGCATTCATCTGAATAAACATGCTCAATAGATGTGGCATCAAATCTCTACTCACTCCACCAAATGATAATTTTTTATTAGTAAACCAACTGCCAGGACTGGGCACTCTGTTTTGATTGATCCAATTGATTCTAATCACTTCAGCTGCTTGTGTTCTAATGTGAAACTCTTCATCCCATGTTCTCCACATGTTGTTTTTGATCATGATAAATTTTGTCTGAGTATGTGTGAGCTGCAAAGTCTGCCATCTTTTGCTGTTGAGCACACCTGGTTTTTCCACAAACACTATGGCACTGTGTGCTGCCACCAGTTGAGCTATGGCATCATGTGTGTGATTGGGAGTGCATACAAACACAGCATCCAGTTTAGGATGAGCAGATAGCGCTGTGCTTAAACTACTGAAAGTGGCCTGCTTGTTGAGATCAGGATCCACTGTGTACACTGTGTGACCCAGTTGAGTGAGCACTCTTTGATACAATTGACCCATGCCTAATCCTATTACTAATGATTTCATATGCCCAATTGTTTCCTGTATTCCTCTATCTGTGTTTTGAGGGCCAGTTTAATTTTTTTATAATTCTTTAATAATGATTTGCTCTCCCAACTTCTATCATGTTCTCGCTCTTGTTCCATTTCTTCAGTTTTTCTATGATAGTAATCAAATTCTCGTTCTAATTTTTTTAAACTTTTATTTTTTTTACTCATGCTATACCTCCTCAAATAAGTTAGAAAATTGTGCTGATGCATTCACGGTCTTTTTGCCTGTGGCGCCTCTGGTGCCTATGATGTTTAACCAAAATCTATTAAACTCTTCTATCACAGCATTGGCTTCATCTCTACTGCTGGTGGCAAACACAGCATTTATTATGTCTTTGAATGCTATCTTATCAAATTTTTCTTCCACCAACATGCGTGGAGTCAGACCTAAATCATACTGTCTATTAGCCTCCTGCACAGCATTGATGTGTGTCCACACATTGTGTGCCATCTGCAGTGTGTAACTGAATGAATCCCAAGATGTTTTGGGATCACTGCCCACTTTGTTTTTATCTCCAGGAGCATAACAAGTGACATCTTTCAGCTGTAATCTTTTACTGATAGGACTGTCTTGGAAATTGTTAAATAATTTTTCTTGCAGCACAGCATCTCTAAATGCTCTGGTGTCACCTGCATATTTTTTATCATCTATGCTGGCAGCCATTCTGTAACTCCATTTTTGCCTGTCTTTGATATCCACTTCCGTATATATTTGTCCGTTGGCAGATGCTAAGAAAGGCGAAGCACAATCAAAAGACATAGTAAAATTTTCATTATGATATTTCCTTACTGCTCTCTGTATGTCAGTCAACATCACTGCCCATTCCAGTTTTGAAGTGCCTAAAAAGTGCATCCAATCATGAGTGCCTTTTTCCAATAAGCCGTCAAACCTCAATGCCACTAATCTTTTTAAAATCAAATGCATATCACACATGTTTTGTCCGCCCATTGCCCAACCATTAAAATGAGTGGTGGGATATACTTTAGGATCACAATAGTCTTTCATTTGTAGATACCAATCATCTGCTTGTTGAAAGTTTTCACCTTGTAACACATTTAAAAATTTACAAGCGCCTGATCTGGTCTTCATAAAATAATCATTGTTGATTCTAGTGCCATCCACTGCTTCTTGATAGGTATTGATATTGCTGGCTTTGGCTCCTTCAGGTGAACGAGACACCCATGCTGGTATATCCAGTATCATGCCATAGTCCATGTTGGCATCCATCCATGTGAGCACCTGTTCTCGCTTTTTCTTGGCTTTGGGACAGGTGGGATCTTTCCAATTGCCTTCCCATACTCCTTTACCAATCTGAAACCCTCCTGAATCACCCAGTACAAAACTGTTTTTTCTATCTCGGTTTCTTATGATGTCATCTCTGGCACTAAATTTGTCCATGTTCAAGTCAGCATGACCTGCACTGTACAAATGCCATTTGTAATGAAAATATGTGTTGGTGGGCACAAGATAATTCATGCCTTCTATGCCATGATTAAAAGCAGCAGGAATCCTGTGAGGCGGAATATAATCCTTCTCATGTCTTGCTTTGCCCAAATCTCTTGCATAGAAACTGCTCAATGCTGGCAGAAACACTGCATAGTCTTTTTGCTCTGCTGTAAAGTCAGTAATCATATACTAGGTACTTGTTTACTTGGTCTGTGCTGGCAATATGTAATTGTATTCAGCTATGCCACTATCCACACTGATCTGCATGGCACCTTGATCACTCATTTTCATTTTGATCTTGCCGTCCAAATTCAATATGCTGATCACTTGCTGTATGGGCCAACTCCAACCCTGTTTCAGTTCACCTGCCACATTGGATTGAAATATAAAACTGCCTGCATGTGAATTAGCGTCACCAAAGTAAAACATCAAATTTTTATTTTCAGTTTTTACAGTGAACACAGTTTCTTCTGTGTGTGCTGCTGCTTGTAGTTTCAATCTTTGAATGCTGGCTAAACTGGGTTCAAAATCAATGCTCCAAGCTGTGCCTTTAAATTTAACTGATTTTAATTTTTCATTAATAATTTCAGTGTTCATAAATCTATAATCATTTTGAAAATCACCTGATGCATTTTCAAAGTGAATGTGTGTGGGAATCTCCACTCCATTACGTGTGGCTCTGACCACATTTAGTTTAGCATCTTTTTGATATTCAGGGCATTTTAAGTGCAGTGCCAGTTTGTCTAAATTGGGCATGCCAAATGTGCCTGTGAACTCTGATACTTTGCTGTTGGTGGTTGCTGAAAGAATTACTGATCTGTCCTCAGCCATGCTTTCAATCTTAGTTTGTTCTTCGTTGGTCACTTTCACCAGACTCAAAAATCCTAGTTGATGAGTGTGTGCTACTACGTCTTGTAATATATCCTTCATTTGTTCTCCATTGTTATATGCATTATATTTAGGCCAGGCTAGGAAGTCAAGTGATATTTGTTTTTTATATACTCAATCACGTTGACTTTTGGTTTCCAACCTAAATTTGTTAATTCTTTTATATCTGCCAAATTGTCCATTCTTTCATACACATTGCCTGATTTATATTCATAATTTTTGATGCCTGCCAAATCTACCAAGGTTTTTAAACTGTTGCTGATGCCAGCACCCACATCTATCACTCCTGTGAGTGTTTGACACATTAATAGATCTATGGCACTCACCACATCATTCACATGTATGAAATCCCTAGTGTGTTCAGTGATATATTTCACCTCGTTGTCAAACAATTTGGTCATGAACATGCCATCTCTGCCACCTTCACACCACACAGTGGTGAATCTAAGTCCCAAACTGTGTGCAGGAGCAATCTTGTCCATGGCAAATTTACTGAAAGCATAAGGATTTTTTTCTGGTTCATATGCCGAACTGCTGCTGGCGTATATGATTCTTGTGTTAGGAAATGCATCAAACAATCTTTTGGATGCTATCACATTCACGTCCCAATATTTTGTAGGTTGAGCCAAACTTTCCCGTACTTGTGCCAATCCAGCCAAATGTATTACCAGATCCACATCATAGTTTAAATCGCAAGTTAATAAATCTTTGCCATCTTTGATGTCTATTCCAATCACTGTGTGTTTGTGTTTCAACACATCGCCCTGCATAAATGCTGCTGTGCTGAGATGATTGTACAGATGTGTGCCTATAAACCCCATGTGTCCAGTTAATAGTATTTTCATTTTTTCTTTACTCCTAAATGTTTGAAAACCTGTTGCACACATTTGGCTTGATAGTAACAATCAGCCAATGCGTTGTGTAGACTGCTCTGCATGCTCTTTCTAGGATCCTGTGGCATCAGATCAAACAGTGTGCGACTGTCTCTGATTTGCCAATAGTTGAAAGGCACAGGAGTGCGAGCTTGGTCATATAAATTTTGTATGATGGCATAATCAAACAATGGACCTTGACACCATAGCTGATCCAATCCCACACACCATTTGTTGAATTCTTTGGCAAAGTCTGCTATGATCACACGATCTGTGTCTCCCAATGCCTCATCTCGTATGTCTGATGGCTGCTTGCCCCACCATTCAATGGTGCCTTCGTCCACTGTTCTGCCCAATGCTGTTTGCTCATCCACGTTCAGTCTCCAATATGCTCCTTGAAAAGGTTCTGTGTCTGAGTGTGGATTAAATTTAATAGCGCCCACAGTCAATATGGCAGCGTCTGGTCTGGTGCCTAATGTTTCTAAATCTACCATGCCGTATGTTGCCATCTAATCTCCAAAATCAAATAATGTGTTGAATGTGTTGCCTGTTTCTGTGCTTTGAATATCCCAATCCAGCACTCCCAACAGGTTGCCCAATTTACTATCGATCACTGTGGTTTCCATGGCTGCATGATCAAAAGGTAATTCTTTAAACCATTGAGGTATTCTCAATTGATCTGTGGGATAGGCCACACTGGTGTACTCCAAAGGATTGTTTCTAAGTTTGCACACAATCACTTTCATGCCATCCACAATTTCCAAACTGTAACGATCATTGTTCATGCGTTTTAATGTGTTCCAATTGATTGAAGCTCGCACATGTCCTGGCATGTTGGCTTTGCCTTGTGCTTTTTCTTTTCTTTGATAATCTGCCACATTGTTGGCACGTTTGGGAGAACCTTTTTCCCAACCTGGACGCAATTTAAATTCATTTCTAAATGTGCTGATTCTTTCCAACACTGCTTTTTCGTCTGATTTGGTCAATACCATCAGTAATATCTCACTTAAAAAATCCTGCACAAACACTGGAGTGTCTGAACGTTTAAGATCCAATCCCATGGCTTTTACCTTGCCTGGTTTACCATTCACATCCATACGATCGCCTTCTAATTCATATATCAACACAGCATATCTTTTTTTAGTGATAAACAATCCTGTTTCACTGATGGATTCACGTCCTGCTTGAATTACTTCTGCTCTTGTTTTGGGACAATGAAATGCTTCGCCCATGAATGCTTTAAAACTGTTGTTGACTTCTTCAGCCACTTGATCATACAGTCTAATCACACTCTCTTTGGTCCATGGAATCAATCCAGCATCAATGTCTTTCTTTAAAACTTTATAAGCACTGAAATAAGCAGAGTCTGTGTCTCCATATATCACAGCATCTCCCAAATGATCGTATGTGCCTGTGATCACTTCATTTATTTTTGCTGCCATGTGTTTGCTGATGGTTCTACCTGTGAGTGTGGTGGATTGACCTATGCGTTTGTCAAAGAATCTACAGCCAGGGTTCAGTATGGCACCATACAGTGAGTTCAAATTAATTTTTTTAACCAATTGTCTTTTGTCCCAAAATTCTATCTCTGCTTGATTGCTGGCACTTTGTGCTTTCTTTTTCATGGCCTGCATCTCAGTTCTTTCTTGATACCATGTTTTTAATAATCCAGGAATCACACCTTCAAACTCTGTGGTAAACATGGTGCCATTGGCACTGATCATGATGGGCTTGTGGCTGTCAAATATCATCTTGTAAATCTCTGCGCCACTTTTTTCTTCTGTGGTACCATTTTCCCAATCTATTGTGATAGACATGTCTCGTCTTTGAGTCATCACATATTCATATTCCAAACTGCCAAACTTGTTCTCCCATGCTGCCGCAAATGATTTGCCTTGTAGATTTATTTGATCCTGTAGAAATGATTCTGTGTAGGTGTTACGCAGTTGTCCCACCACACATTCAGGAGCCATGTTCAAAGCTCTGATCACGGAAGGATACAGTGAATTCAAATCCATAGAACCTATCCAATCATGCAGTCCTTTTTTGGGAAATGCCACATAGGCACCTGCTGCTGTGGTGTTTTCTTCATCGGATCTGTGTGGTCTATTGGGAACCTGCAATCCTCTTTTGTGTGCTTCATTAATTATGGCTTGTTCGGTCACTGCCACAGCGCCCATGGTGGTCTGCATCAGCACTGTGTTGGCATGAGCCAGTTCATTGCTGAGATCTAAAAATTTAAGTTTTTTATCCAAGTTGTTCAACAGTTGTACATCTTGTCTGTTGTATTCTATAAAAGTTTTAAAGTCATTGTTGTACAATTGATCCAAGGTGCCTTCATACACAGTTTTTGTTTCTCCCAATTCAATTTCTCCTATGGCATCCAGTCTGTATGTGTGACGTTCTTCATAGGTATATTTTCTATACAGTTCCAAACTGTCTATGTGTACCCTGCCTATTAAATCATAGGTTTCCTGTTCTCTACCATACTTCTCAAATGTTCTTTTCTTGGGCATCTGTGACCATAAACAAAAACGTCTAGTGTCATCTTTACTCAATACTTTGCTGACTCTATTCACTAGATAAGGCATGTCATAACCTTCTGAGTTCCAACCGCTCAACACATCCACATCTTCTATTATGTCTAAAAATGCCTGCAGCATGTCTGCTTCACGCTCATACAGATATAAATTCTTTGTGTCTTTGGTCTGATCAGTGGCTTGTTGCAGTGTTAAAGTTTTAGGAATTAGTGCAAAAGTCACCATGCTGTCTATCCATTGCAGATACACAGTGATAGCTGTAACTGGCATGAACGGATCTGATGGATCAGCGAATCCTTTTTCAGGATCAAAGTCTGCTTCTATATCAAAAAATGCCACATTCAGTTTGGGAGCATCGTGATTGAGATAGTTGGCACTGAGACATTGAAATATGGGATTGATATCGGATTCAAATAATTTTTTGTTTCTATTGATGGCTAATTCTTTATGAAAGTCTTTGGTGCTCTTGCTGACAATTCTGCTGAGAGTGTTGCCATATATGCTTTTGAATTTGCCATTGGCATCTTCATAAAAGAATGTGTATCTAATGGGATATTCTTTGTAGATTCTTTTGCCTTCTTTGCGTTCTACCACACGAATAAAATCTTGATTTCTATCGAAGAATGCGTCTATGTAACTCATATGTTCCAATCCATGTCATTTAAGGCTGACACATACCAAATAATCGCTTATGGCCGATTATGCCTTATCTAATGTAGTATAGTATTATACCACCAAAGCCCACACATGTCAACACAATGTTGGTCACAATCAGTGCGGGTTCTCTCCAAATCAATGAAACTATCAACCAAAATACTCCACCTAGGGCCAACATCATTGGTCCCACAGGATATAGTTCTGGAAATCCAGCATTAACAAATGTGCCCACAATCAATATGGCTGTGGCAATCCATTTGAGAATTATATCAATTTTTATTTGTTTCATATCTGTCAAAAACTCTGTTAATCACATTGTTCACTCTCACGAAGTGAGCACACTTGGGCATGTCTTTGATTCTTCTTGCTCCTATATAAGTGCAAGTGCTTCGTACACCACCCAATATCTGTTCCACAGTGTCTTTCACAGGACCTTTGTTGTCTAATTTTACTGTTTTGCCTTCAGTGCCTCTGTAGCCATCTTTTCTTGCGCCGTGTTTTTCAAATGCTGATTCGGAACTCATGCCGTAGAATACTCTTTTGCCATCTTTCAATTCTAATTCTGATTCATCATGGGCTGCCAGCATGCCACCCAGCATCACCATGTGAGCACCTGCAGCCAATGCTTTGGCTATGTCTCCTGGCTGTGAGCAACCACCATCAGCAATGATGTGTCCACCCACTCCGTTGGCAGCATCAGCACATTCTATGATGGCAGAAAACTGTGGCACTCCCACTCCTGTTTGTGTACGAGTGGTACACACTGATCCTGGACCTATGCCCACTTTGACCACGTCTGCTCCATTGATGATTAATTCTTCCACCATCTCTGGTGATACCACATTGCCTGCTATGATGGTCTTGTCGGGAAATTCAGATCTTATTCTCTTAACAAAGTCCACAAACTGTTCATGATAAGCATTGGCCACATCTATGGTGATCATGCTCACATCTGGATATTTTTCCATAACTTTTTTTAAAGTTTGATAGTCTGGTGAATCGTTGTCCCACATGGCTCCTGTGCCTGTACATGCACTCACATATTGTAATTTTAATCCGGTGCCCATTGCTCTGTCCCAATCCGCAATGGTGTAATGTTTTCTTAACACAGTTAAAAGTTTATATTCTTGTAATACTCTGGCCATACTGAATGTGCCCACACCATCCATGTTGCTGGCAACCACAGGCACAAATGTCATCTGTTGATGACTGTTGCGGAAAGTGAAATCTCTAGTCATGTCCACGTCACGTCTTGAACTCAACGTGGATCTTTTGGGTTTTAATAGTACGTCTGCGTAATCCAAATGTATGTTATGATCTATTCTCATTTAAAAAAATCCTCTGCTTTAACGGCTCTGTCATCCACCCAAACATCATACACTGGTTTGTTCAAATTTACTGAATGGAATTTGCACCCCCATTCAGTCAACTGTTGACGAGTTAACGTACTCCAGTCTTTGCCAGAGTTACCACCTCTTGCTGTGTAATAATGAATCTCGTGTCCATCATCATACAATTGATTAACTCGGGCTATGCGTGTGATGTCAGGTGTACTGTTGACATAATCGCTGTCCTTATTATAACAAATTGTGTTGTCAATGTCAATGATGTACTTCATAGGATTACCAAATGTGTTTTGACCAATTGTACACTGCTATCACTGCAATGATTAAAAAATATATCTGTTGAGTTTGTCTAGCTTTGTCTTTGTCCAGTATGGCAATGTAATACCATAAGGATATGGATGCTAGACAGATCAGCCAACCCAACCATTGTATGGAAATGATTGCACTGGCATGTATGGTGGCTGCTGTGATACCAAACCCTGCTGCGACCCATCTAATCATCTTAATAGATTACTTGTCTTTGCCTACAGCTATCACCAAGTTTTCTAAATTATCAAACTCTTCAGCAACTTTGTTCCAATCACCTTTTTGAGCAATTTTGATTGCTCTGTTGATGATGGCTGGTTTAATTTCTAATTCTTCTGCTACAGCTTTGATGGTGTCTTTTAGTCCTGTGCTTAATTCTTCCATTTCTGAAAGTACATTCACACCTTCATCTACTATTTTCTTAAGTTTGGCTTGTTCTTCTGGGCCATATGTTCTGCTCATTGTGTCTCCTTGTTTTAGATTGTTGTATTATATTGGTTTTCAGCACTGTTGTCAAGATTTATTTGTCATGTTCTGGTTTTTTATTCACTTCGTAGGATGGATAGAAGTAATCATCAGAATCACCAAATACCCATTTGGGATTTTGTTCACAGTGGTAATATTTTGAACTCACTTTGAAATCAGGCACAGTCAACCCTTTGGATTTGTTTGCACTGGATTCGAAAAATAACATGCGATTGTTGGGTTGAGCAAACCATTGTCCGTTGTCCAATTTGCCAATATTGTGTGATTTGTGTTCTGTGGGAGCTTCTGATTCAGTCACATTGGGAATGTTGGGATCTGCATGAGCACTGTCTATGGTGAATAAATATTCGCCACCCATGCGTGTGCCATCTCTCAATATGACCTCTACTCTGGCATGCTGTAGATATTGTTTTTCAATCACAGTGATGTGATAGCTGAAACCATCCCACAGTTGTAAAAAATCCAAAGGCAACTGTTCTTCCTGTTTGATGTCTGTGCGCCATACATAGGCACTGATGGGCAGTTTGTCATACAGTGCTCCATACTCTGGCAGATAGGATTCAATATAAAATGCTCTGCGAGGAATAGATTTTAATGTGACCCAGGTGCAAGGCACAAACTCGCCATGACCTTTTTTAAAGTCATAGAGAAATTCTTTTTTGATCCAACACTGTATGTGAGGTATGTTCACTATGAAATTCATATGTAAGTAATTATCTTACAAGTTGTACTTGAAGGGGTAATTTGGAAGACTATTATAGTCCTGGAATTTTTTCTTGGGCAGGATCAACGCTGGTACCTGGTGGTTTGGCAGCTGTTGGTTTTGTTGGTTTTGCGTCTTTATCTCTATCAAGTTTGAACTCATCTGGTTTAATATCTAACTTGGTCAGTAAGCTGCGAAACTGAGTGTTAAAATCCGCATGTGAAGTGCCCGCGTTTTGAGTTCGAAACTTTTTAATGTAACCTATCACGTTGGTTTTAGCAGCTGTGTCTGCAGGATTATCTAGAATATTTTTAATTGATTGCACCAGCTCAGGCTCATCTGCTTTGCCAGAAGGTGTCTGTATCAACACACTGACAAAATCATTCAATGCACTCTTGTCCACATCTTGGCTGTAGCTGGCCACCCCTGCTCCTTTGTTCAGACCTGCAAGTGTTTTGCCCAGTTTGCTGGATAGGGTAGATGCTTTGCCTATGGGTGCAGTCATGTATTTGTTGATGGCAGTGTTGGTATTGGTTGCTGCAGTTTTAATAGCTGTGCCGGCAGATTGAAATTTATTCATCACTTTGCCCATTGTGCCTGGTGGTGTGGCTGCAGATGTTTTTCCCAAAGATGGAGTGACTAATTCTCTGATCTTCATGGTGGTTACTTTTTGTCTTTGTTGGATTTTTTTTCTGTGACTTTTTTTTCTAAAATTTTAAATAAAATTTCTTCGTAGGTTTCAATTTTACCATTGCTGGGTTTTACTACATTTTGCACTGGTATGCTGGTTTCCAATTCAGCTTGATTGAATTTTTCATCATAGTCCATGTAGTGATACACTGAACTGATGTAATCAGATGCTTTAGTGATCTTGGCTTGAACCCAACCTTCTAATCCTTCTGTTTCACTGACATTCTTCAGTAGCTCGTGCAGTTTGATGCTGTATTTGGCCAACTTGTACAGATCAGAACGTGCCATCTGTACTTCGTGATCCATCTCTACTTTGTGTGCTGCGTCACCTAGACCTTCTTTAATTTCTTTGTGTTTCATATGAGTATTTATCTTTTCAATGGGCCGCCGAATATGCTCACACTCTTCATGTCCAGTGCATTATCAGTGGGTTTTTGTTTTTTGGGTTTGGCTTTGGCACTTTTGTATGCATAAGGATTGGTCACGTGTGGATTGGCTATGCTGGCAATGTTGCCCGCAGATGTGGATCCCACAGATGCCACTTCTCTTATGATGTCTCTTATTTTCATTGTGTTTCGCCCTATGCTGTATTTATGTGGTGTTTGGAATTATTTGTGAACTTTGGGCACTGTGATGCCCAGCTTTTTCACTGCTTTGCTGCCTTTGTAAAGCCTTGCGTGTGGCACTTTGAGATTTTTAGTACCGTATATGTCACCCACTTTGAATGTGTAGCTCAACTGGGCTGGATCAATGCCGTAATGATAATCTGCTCGAGCTTCCACTATTTCACGTATCTTCATTTTTTTGTCTTCACATTCTTGGCAGCACCACGACGTTCTGGATTGGGATCCTCGCGTCTTTTTCTTGCTGCTGCTGTGGCACGACCTTTTTTGCCCAGTGCGTGTGCTTTGGCTTGTGGCAAACATTTAGGCTTGCCTTCTTTGCTAGAACCTCTGGCACAATCACCTTTAATTTTGCCGTCTGGACCAAATCTCACCCACTTTTGTTTGAACCATTGTTTGAGATCTTCTTCCATCTCTCGCACTGGCACACAGTTGGGCACCATGCGTTTGCCTTTGGGTTTCATGCCTTTCTGCACATAACCACTCCAGCACTTTTCCACTATCTCTCTGTATCTCATTTTTTTTTACCTGCACAGTGTGCCTTTTGACTGAATCCTTTGGGATTAGCACAGTTGATAGATTTCTTATATCTACGGCTCCATTTCTCTGGCAGTATCTCCCAGTATCTCATTCTATTTGCTCTTGTTGCCCCAGTTGGCTGCACCTTTTTTACGACACTGCACCAATGCACCTGATGCATAGGCACTGGGCCACACTTTGTATCTGGATTTGACCTTGCGATAGCAAGCGTCTTGTTTTTCAGCGAAAATCAGTATTTCTTTTAATTTCATAGTGTTGTCTCAACACTATTTATTGCGTTTCTTACCTTGACGCATGTTTATCTGCCAGTGTGCCAGTTGTTTCTTGCGTGCGGATGCTGTGTTAGAACTGCGTATCTTCTTTAATTGTGTGATGGTGGCACCTTTGGATATGCCTGCTCGCTTGCTGTCACCTGGTTTGCCTGGTCCTCTACCATCTGCAAAGTTCTCATCCACGTTGCCCAGTGGACTGGTAATGGGATCACGCATTTGAGCATATCTGTTCATGTCCAGTACAATTTGGGCTTTGAGACTCACGTGTGGTATGTCAGCCTTGATTAATATTTTTAAATTCTCGTCTGACAAAGATTTCAAATGTTGTCGCAATGCCTGACCTTTCACAGCTGGCAAAGCCTTGTCTTTGAATGGTGTATATTGAGCTCGTAGATTGTCTATGTCAGATTGTTTAAGTTTAAGTTTATGCTTAAACACTATTTCACGAATCTTCATGGT